ACGTCGCCCCTGACGGATACCGATGTTCCTTCGCCGACGTCCTTCGCGATGCCGTCGAAGGCAACGACATCAATCCACTCGGGGAATTTTCCGGCCTGAACGAATAGGGTCACGAACGTGACCTTCTCGCGGCGGTGGATTCTGGTGACACGGGCGTCGATGAGGCTGAAATGCGTGGCCATGGATCACTCTCCTTGATCGGGATACGTTGGGTTGTTGGACTGGACTTGCATTCGCTGGGCCGCAAATTCTGCGGCGGTATTCGGCAGACAGTCGTTGCACCGCTTGTTCTTCAGTTCTTCGGCCGTGAAGAGGCGCAGCGTGCATCGAGGACACCGTTCTCCGCTCATGTCGTCTCGCAGCTCGTCGCGTGTCAAATGACGCTCCTTTTCTACTTTGATACCACGAAGATCGCCGCTCGGTTTCTTTCGGTAGTCGTTCACATCGACTCCCGGTGGAACGTTTTTTTGGCGCCAGGTGCGAGTAAAGTGCAGCGAGCACATGCCGCGAGCGTGGACTGCACGTTTGCATTCGTCAATCGTGCAGCGTTCGCGGCGACTGCGGGGCTCGGATGTTCCGCTCACGGCCGGCCTCCTCCGAGCGACAGCAGAAATACGACGGCGACCAGCGAGAAGAACATCAGTGCGCCCCTGGCGAGCCATTCTTCGCGTCTCATTGCGCCGACTCGATGATCGTGCGTACGTTTCGAGCGAGCCACGCCTCTGCCGCTTTGTGAGCGCGGTCTACACCGATGAGGTTGTCGTTGTCCAGAGTGAGGAAGCCACGGCCCTTGTCGCTCTCGACGCGAACACTGACACTGTTGTACTCGCGAAGGACTGCACGAACGAAGTCTTCGGAAAGTTGCTTGAGGGACTTTTTCACGCCGCTAGCCTTTCGGACTGAATCAGCAATTCAGATCCAGTGGTGCATGTCATGTCGAGAACGACACGGCGGGGAACAGGTCTGTCGAGATGCTGAGCGGCTACACCAAGGCAGACTGAGCACGAACGAAGATGCATCGCGAGCAGGGTGAGAACGTCGAGGCGCTTTTCTGAGTTGGGCTTTTCGGTGGTTTCGTCCATGCTGATTCCTCCTGAGTAGTCAGACTGCCACGGTCGAGCTTTCGGGTCAAATACTTTTTTACAAGTTTTTCCCGACTTGACTTCTCATGGCTGAGCATTGTACCGTGCTTCTCATGGAACTAGGAAAGAACCTGAAGCGTTACCGGGAGGCCAAGGGCTGGACACAGGAGCAGCTCGCGCACGAGGCTGGCCTCGTAGTGGCGACGGTTAATCGCGTTGAGCGCGGAGCGAACGAAAGCCCAACGATGACGACGTTAAAGGCGCTGGCGGATGCGCTCGGTGTCAAGGTCGAATCGCTGGTGCGATCGTGAAGTTAATCATTATTGGTGCTCCACGTACGAAGAAGACGTCGCAGCAGATAGCGCGTAATCGAAGAACCGGAGGCGTGTTCATCGTGTCGGATCCGGTCAAGAAGAAGTACGAGAAGAACGCGGTGGAACAGCTTCGCGGACAGTGCGGTGCCGGCTTTTCGGACCCGGTTCATGTTCGGGCGTTGTTTTACCGCGAAAAGAATCTCGGTGACTTGACGAACTTCGAACAGATGCTTGGTGACATCTTACAGGCCGCTGGCGTTGTTGCTAACGACTCGCTGATCGAATCCTGGGATGGAAGCAGAAAATTGAAGGATGTAAATAATCCCAGGACGGAAGTCGAGATCGTTCCGTACGTGGAAGAATGAAGCCGGCCGCCTCATACGGACGACGGCCGGCGCTTGATCAGAACGGCGTTTCGGCGGGAGCGTGCGCTCCCTCGGTCTTCTCGTCCGAGACGTGGTTCGGCGCGGTCTTCGTTTTCGCCTTCTTCGCCGTTGCGGTCTTCTTCGGCTTGCTCGTCTTCTTGGCGCTGGACTTCTTCTTGCGACCCTCCAGCTTGAATCCGAACTTGGCAGCGACGCACTTGGAGATCGAGCCGACCTTCTTCCCTTCGGAGCGGATCTTGTCGATCACGCCCGACGGGGCGCGAACGCAGATGACGTCCCAACCGGGAGCGTACGTGCGAGCGCGCTGCGTCTTTCCGTTCACCTTCTTGGGCTTCCACTCGGGCTGATTCTTCTTCTTTGCCATGATTGGCCTCCTGAACTGAACCATAAGCGGAGCCGAAAAGAATGTCAATCACGATTTTTCAAGGCGACTGCATTTCGCATCTAGCGCAGATGGCCGACAAGACGGTTGACCACTTCATCATGGACCCTCCGTACGATCAGAAAACTCATTCCGGTGCGCTCATCCAGCACAATGGCGCAGAGATGGGGATCGACTTCGAACATCTGGTGAACGTTACGGATTTGGTCTACCACGCGCTTCGAATTGCCCGGCGCTGGGTTATCGCGTTCTGCTCGTTAGAGCAGTTGGCAGAATACCGAAACGCTTCCGGTGACTGCTGGGTTCGAGCTGGCGTCTGGGTTCGCCACAGTGGGCCTCAAAAGACGGGAGATCGTCCAGGACAGGCGGCCGAGGGTGTTGCGATCATGCACGCTCCACATGAGGGGAAGATGAAATGGAACGGCGGCGGGAAGGCTGGCAAATGGGAAGATCCGATTGTGTTTGGAGTTAAGCTCCATCCCACGCAGAAGCCGCTGCCGCTCATGGAGTCGCTGGTTCGTGACTTCACCGACTATGGTGACACGATTCTAGATCCGTACATGGGCAGTGGAACAACCGGCGTTGCGGCAGCGCAGCTCGGGCGTAACTTTATCGGGATTGAGCGAGACGAAAAGTATTTTAAGATCGCGCAGCGCAGGCTCGCTCTATGTCGAGAGCAGTTAACGATTTTTCTGTCGCCGCCCAAGCGTCAAAAGAAAAGCAAACCGAAGCAACTCACCATGGAGATCGCCAAATGAACGCAAGTGATATTCTGTTCGCCGCCGCGAATCGACTTGAGCTCAAAGGATGGAACCAGGGCGCGTACCTGCCGAACGTTGGCAGTCTTTTCCATACACATATTGACGACGTGGGAGCAACTGACTTGACGGGTGCGATTCGATTGGTTGACGGTGGTTATTCAAACCACGACAGTGACGATGCGAAGGCAGAAGCGAAAGAGGCTGTGCGCGATGCCATCGGCGGTGGCTCTCTCGGACTCTGGAACGACGCAGACGATCGGACGAAGGAAGAGGTCATCGGGATTCTTCGGCTGGCGGCAGAGCGATGCAAGACACAGCGGTTCCCGATCGTTCATGTCGAAGGCCGGCGCGGACCTGTTCATCCTGGCCCCTCTGGCGGAAAGATGCGACTGGTGTCGGAGGGAACTTGAGTCTACAGAGTCGCATCGAACTACCAATTCAAAATGTCGCTATTACACCTCGACCATACCAGGACCGCGCTGACCGTGCAATCGACGTTGAATTCGAGACGAAGCGTTCGACTCTCACCGTCCACCCGACGGGATCTGGTAAAACGATTCTATTCTGTCGTCAGGCGGTTAAGCGAGGAGGCTGTCTCGTCATTGCTCATCGAGATACTCTTATCCGTCAGGCGGCGGCTAAACTCAAGTGGGCGACCGGAGGCAGGGAAGTACAGATTGAGAAAGCGCAGGAGCGTGCCGAAGCGGGCGACTACATCGTCGCCTCGGTCCAAACGCTCAAAGGCGCGCGCCTGAAACGATTTGCATCTGACTTCCCGGGCATTCCGCTGATCATCATTGACGAAGCTCATCGAGCGACCGCGAAAAGTTACCGCGATATTTTGGCGTGCTGGCCAAGCGCGAAGGTGCTTGGAGTGACGGCGACGGCCGATCGAACGGATAAGGTTGGATTGGATAATGTGTTTGAGTCAGTAGCCGATCGCTATGAAATCCTTGACGCGACAGCCGATGGTTGGTTGGCGCCGTTGCGTTGGGTTCCGGTGCATACAGAGATCGATCTGAGCGGGGTTAATGTAACCGGAACGGGAGCGAATCGTGATTTTGACCAGGCGGACCTTGACAATGAGATAGTAAAATATGCCGGCGAGTGTGTGCGGGCAGTCCTCGATGCGCTAGAGAAGTACGGCCAGCCTGACATGCGTCTGGCGGTGTTCACTCCGGGGGTCAAGACGGCGCACGCCGCCTGCGACGCGATGAATGAGAAGCGGCCGGGAAGCGCGGCTGTCGTCGATGGCGAGATGGAAGACGAGTTCAAGCGGAAGGTGTTGGAACGACATCAAAATGGTGAGTTACAGTTCGTGTTCAACTGCAACGTCATGACGGAGGGTTACGATGATCCGACGCTCATCGGTATCTTCGACTGCTCGCCGACGAAAAGCCGACTTCGCGCAGTACAGAGATGGGGTCGCGTCACTCGTCCATGGCCTGGTCTTGTCGACCAGTATGGAACAGACACCGAACGTCGTGCTGCCATTTCCACGTCACCCAAGCCGTGGGGCGTGGTCTTCGATCTCGCGCTCAACTCGCATATTCATGACGTCTGTGGGCCGCTGGATCTCCTGAGTGGTCTGCCGTTGTCCGAGGCGGTCAAGAAGGAGGCGCGTAAGGTTCTCACGGAGAGAGGTGGCACTCCGCAGGACGCGGTAGCCGAGGCAGAGCAACGTCTCAAGGAGCAAGAGCGACGTGCTCGAGCTGCGAAGTTTCTCGCCGCTGCTACCAAAGTCATGGTGGGGGAGCCACGAAGCGTATTCGAACGCATGGCGCGCGGAAGAATCGAACGACCGAACCCAGAGAACGCCATGACAAAGGGCCAGATCCTACATATGAACTTGAACCAAATTCCGATTCCACCTGGTTGCACGAGGCGCATTGCTACGCGGATGATTGTCGAGGAGAAGAAGCGCAAAGCATCTGGTCTGTGCAGCCTTGCTGCCGTCGAGTGGCTCCGTAAGTGGGCCGGGGTTGACGGCTGGAAGATGCGTAGTGAAATTTCCACCGATATTCGCAAAGCAACGATTCGCAAAGGAGCGAAGTTGACACCGGAAGAGTTGGCGCCGCTTCTGGAGTGGGAACCCGGCGCGGGGGGATGATGACGCCTGTTTTTTCGACGTGGATGAGGTAAAATAGGAGGATCCAATGTCCGAACACCACCTGAATGGCGCAGCAAAGGCGAAGGGACAACAGACGCTTGGATTAATCGATCTGGGCGACTCGATTGGGTTCATAGGGTTCAAGGTCGAACCCATTGGCGCTACGGACAAAGACGGTAACGAGTTCATGGTTGCTGGACTATTCGCCGTCGGCGGCAGAGTATCGTCAATTTCATTGCAGACACAGTTTAGGTCGGTGTTTATTGGAGAACTTCATAGTATCAAAGTCGCGGATCTAAAGAGATTGCTTTCTGAGGAGGCGACCGGCAACGATGATTCAAAAGCGCCGTAAAAACAAGACCGGCGACACGCAAAAACTGCGTGGCGGCTCTGCGATCGAGGCGTTCAAGGCGACGACGCTCGGAATGAGTGGCACGCGATGGCTGCGCAGCGGAAAGCGCGGAGAAAACTGGGCAGTTGGCAGCGCCTAACACCACAAAGTTCCTTCCGCAGTGGCAGGAAGGCAAAGACGGCTTAATTCAGCTTGGGCGAATCGTCAACCAACTGATTCGGCGTCTTGGTAACCAACTAATCGCTCCCGCTGGAGCGAAGCTGTCGTTTGATCTCGGGAATAACATAATCGGCGGCTCGTTGGTTACCGAGACAGTCATATGGCAGCGCCCGGTTCCATACGCGGTGTTCGGACTGACGATTACGGCGTTTCTCGCTGCGACGGCAAAGGTGACGAGTGGTACGGCAACGTTCGCGTTACGTACCGGGTCAACCGAGGACGTGGTAGGCGGCTCCCCCACGGGAACAGTAATCGGAACGGTCGCTGTCGCCAGTACGTCGTTTTCTGTTGTGCAGATATTGGCCTCTTTCCCTACGGTTGCCGGCCCCGCGCAGGGCTACATAAAGCTGACTCTCGTTGGCGGGACAACGGCGCAGATCAAGGAAGGCGGCCTGTCGCTGTCATGAACATCGTCTCTGCTTCCGGCGAGGTTCTGTGTAAGCCATGGGAAGGCCCGCAGCGGGTTTTCTGGGAGGCGAAGTCGCGATATGCGCTCATAGCTGGCGCCGGGTTCACCGGAAAGAGTCAACTCCTTTTGTGGTATCCATTCCAGCAGATCAACGAGGACAACGAGCGCATCAAGCGAGGTGAAATCAAAGAGTCGAAGGGACACGCGCTCTACCTGCGTCGCGAGATGCCCATGCTCCGCGAGGTCATGAATCGTGCTTCGCTTGAGTACCCGAAAATGTGCCCGGAGATGGGCGGGCGCGAAGGCTGGAAGGCGACCGAGAAGACGTACTATCACCCGAACGGCTACCGAATCACATTCGGTCACATGGAGAACGAAGACGACTGGCAGAAGTATCAGGGATGGCAAATAACCTGTTTCCTCCCAGACGAACTTTGTACCTTCGCCCGAGTCCAGATCGACATGATGGATACCTGGGTACGTACGCCGGCCGGTTCGTTCCTTACGCCAATCGTCCGCGCCAGTGCCAACCCAATCGGCATTGGCCGCGCCTGGGTCAAGGAACGATTTCAGATCAAGAAGGGTGAGCGGTACAAGGAATTCGAGAAAGTCGGTAAGTACAGGGTTCAAGACGAGGACGGCACCTGGAGAGAAGAAACCAAGCGCCGCAGTTGGGTCTACATCCACATTCTCGTTACCGACAACAAGAGCGTCGACCAGGCGGAATATCTCGCCTCCATGGAGGGAAAGCCGCCGAACGTCGTTCGCGCTCTCCGGGATGGCGACTTCGACGCCGCAACCGGCGATCTCGTTGGTCAGTGCTGGGACGATGAGATCCACATAGTCAAACCATTCGCTGTTCCTTCGACGCGCAATCTAATTCGCTCAATCTACTTTACTTATGCGGACACGTATGTCGCGTGGCTGGCCATCGACTACGACGGCAACCTATCGGTATACCGCGACCTTCGCCTGAAGAACCACACTGCGAAGATGGTCGCAGAGCGCGTGCGCGAACTGGAGGAGGCAGCGAAGGATCCGCGCGAGTGGTCGGTCGATCCAGACGGCGGTTCAAAGATCGTCGGCGTCCTTGGTCCTTCGGCAGCATGGGAGAAGGAGAAACAGCGGGGGCCATCGCCCGCTGAAACTATGCGTCGGGTGGGACTTCGCAGCTTCAAGGCCGACGACAACCTGGGAGCTGCGGCTGACCAGATTCGAGATCGCCTTTTATCGCGAACGCTCGACAAGGCGCGACCGGAGTTCATCGGAACGCCGGGGCTGCGCTACTTCTCGACATGCAGCGGGATCGAAGAGGTCCCGTCGATGCCGGCCGACAAGAACGACCGAGACATTCCCGATAAAGAAGCACCCGCAGCGGCGTACAAGGGGTTGTGTTACGCTGTCATGGCGCGACCCCTTGCGCCCGACAGGTCGAAAAACCGCGACGACGACTGGGACTCTTGGGATAAGCCAAAAACCCAGCGTAGAAGTCGCACAGGATACCCAGGAGGATGGTAGTGGCAACGACTCCAGACGACGAAGATTTCACCGAACCGACCGAACCAACCATCGAAGGCAAGGACGATGAGACGACAATGGTCGTTGTGGGCGGAACGGAAGACGAGCTAAAGGGAAAGGCTCCCGAGACGGTCAATCTCGTCGACAGCATTCCCGAAGACGAGCAAGAGGAGATTGGCGAGTATTGCTTCGATCGGTTTACGTCGGACTGGGACAGTAGCGACAAGTTTCGCCAGAAGCGCGCCGAGATCCTGAAGCTCGCCCTCGGTGAGATGCCACCCGGCGAAGACGATCACGCGCAGATTCACTACTCCATCATTATGAAGGCGGTCGTCAAGCTCGCCGCCCGCGTATACGACCAGCAGTTCCCGTCGAACGGCGAGTTCTTTGGCGTGAAGCCGACGAGCGCCGCAGACTTGCCGCGCTCCGTTCGTGTCGCGAAGCACATGAACTGGCAGATCCTTCACCAGATCCCAGAGTACGTACCGAACCACGACGCGCTCATCATGCAGTGGTATCTATATGGTAGCGCGTTCACGTTCATGTACTGGAACCCGGTATTGAACCGCCCGTGTCACGAGATTTGTCCAACGGAAGACATCGTTCTGCCGTACGCCTATCCGCAGTTCGCCAACGATCCCAGCATGAGCGGACTGCCGCGCATCACTCGGATTCTTCGCAAATACCGCTTCGGCGCCGACGGAATTGATGCATGGGCGAAGACCGGGTACTACAGCCAGACAAACGTAGATTCGCTGTTTGACGGCGATGACGACGAAGATGATTCGTCGTCGGAGGAAGAGGACACGTCATCGAACTCCACGCGAGATGTCGCCGACAAAGCGGTCGGCCTTCGTCGTCCGCAGACCGAGAAGCCAGCAAGGCGCGAACTCCTCGAAATGCACTGCTGGTGGCAGTTGGATGAGTGGGACGAGTCGAAGCCTGTTATCATCACGATCGACCGTACGACGAAGAAACTTCTCAACTTCGTGCTCCGCGCCGACGAGGATCCAGAAGACCGCGCTCGTTACAATCGCGAGAAGCAGGCGAACGACGCCCAATACGAGGCGGCGATGCAGCAGTACGAGCAGGACATGCAGGCGTACATGGCGAACTCCATCGGTGTCCTCGGTGGTCCTGCCCAACTTCCCGGCCCTCCGCTTCCGGGCGCTACGACCATCGGACAGACGCCAATGCCTGGCGGCCCTCCGACGATGACACAGCCTCCAGTTCCAGGCGCGATGACTCCGAGCGTTCCCGTGGAACCCATCGCTCCGAAGCGAGCAGCCGATCCGGCACCCCCGAAGCTCGTCCCGATCCATTTCTTCACGCACTTTATCTGCATCCCGAATCCAGAGGGCATTTACGGTTTCGGAGTCGGGATGCTGCTTATGGGACAGAACATCATCGCCGACTGCATGGGATCGTACCTCGCGGACGCGGCGAAACTCGCCAATACGATCACCGCCATCGCTTCTCGAGAGTCGAAGCTCGGGGCCGGTGAGTGGCGTATCAAGATGGGCGAGATCAACAAAACAGACCTTCTGCCCGGCGAAATCGAAACGGCGATAAAGTTCCTGACGTTCCCGAAGCCAGAGCCTATGCTCGCCGAGATCATTACGGCGATGCAGCAGGACGCCGTTGAACTCTCGGGGGCCGGCGACATCATGTCGGGCGAGGTTGGTGGCTCGAATGAGACCGCAACGACGACGCAGATTCGTATCAGTCAGGCGCTCGCGGCGGTGTCCATCCAGAATAAGCGGTACACTCGATCGCGCACCGAAGAAGGACGCAAGCTGGCCAGAATGAACTCGGTGTATCTCGGCGACACGGAGTATTTCAGCGTCATCGATCCGTTCCACAACGCCCCGCAGGAGCCGACGGACACGTACCTGCCAGGTCACGGCGTCATGCGCCAGGAGACGATAAGCCGAACCGACTACCTCGAAGACGTCGCCATCACGGTCACGGCAGATCCGCGTATGGCGTCACAGCCGCAGCGGTTCCAGGAGGCGGTGCAGGCCATTCAGACGTTCACGCAGATCGCGCCGATGGTTCCAGCTCTCCAGCAGAACGTGAACTTCTGGAATGCGCTGGGGCGCAACGTCGCCATGGCGATGGACCGACCGGAACTCGTTGCGGCGCTGAACAGCCAGCCAATGCCGCCACCGCCGCCTGCGCCGCCCCCCGGAGCGTTGCCGCCGCATACGGCAAGCGCAGCGGCACCGAAAGGTCAGCCGAGCGCCCATTCCCCACCTGCTGGCCCTCTTCATCCGGTTCCCTCGAAGGTTGCAATGGTGCCCGGCGGCGGCCCGTTCGACGTTCAGAACGGGTCCGTTCCGGCTCCGTTGCCGACTTGACAATGGTTGGGCTCACGGTGTAGTCTAAGGTTCAGCAATGAGCCCTCAGAAACGCGGTTTCGCCAACCTGACCGATGAGCAGCGCCGTACCGTCTCGTCGAAGGGCGGCAAGGCGTCGCAGGCGAGTGGAAAGGGACACCGATGGACGCTGGAAGAGGCGAGGGCCGCCGGCGTCAAGGGCGGAAAGGCGGTGCAGCGTGGATCCTAGGCTGCTGGGCAACCGCACTCCCGCCGAGTTGCGAATCTGGCTCGATGAGAACGAAATCGCACGCGAACTCATCGCATATATCACCGACTCTCGCGCTGCGCATCTTCAGGGTATGATCGCCGCCGCCCGTGGGCGGGAAATTTCCGAGTCGAACAAGTGCATCGGAGCGTACGATGCGCTTGGTAAAATCTTAAACCGTTTCGAACAGGAGAAGAAGTGAGTAAACTCGCAGAGCGAATGAAGGAATACGGCATTCCGAAGATTCCGTACCTGCCAGCCGGGAAGACGATTCTCGTGTTTCGACTTGAAGGTGAAGAGAAGACGGCCGGTGGTCTCTTGTACGTGCCCGACGAACACCGAGAGGTAAAGGATATTGGAGTTCTTCTCGCCGCCGGCCTCGGTGCGCGAGATTTCATGGCCGAACATCTCGTCGACATCGGCGACATCTGCTGGTTTGGTCGCTTCGCGGGTCGCGAACAGACCATCGATCGGCAGGCGGGAACGAAGGGCCAGAAGATTCTGTCGATGAAAATCGAAGACCTTGTTGGGTCAGTCGATGCGCTGGAACGGGTCAAGGATTACGACATCAAGATCGACAATGACCCTGAAAGTGAGTCGTTTGGTCAGCACTTCTATGTGATGAAGCAGAAGGAGGCCGCGTAAATGGTTCCCGAGCGCGAGGATGACGAGGGCGGCGCTGAGCCGGCCATTGAGGACAAGGCCGAAGGCGTAACCGTAGATCCAGCCGACGACACGCCAAGCGACAAGCCGAACGAGACGCCGGAACAGCGCCAGAGCCGCAAGGAGCGGCGCGCGAACCGAATGCGTGAGGAGCAGGAGAAGGCCCGCGCTGCCGAGGAACGGTACTCCAACCTGGAGCGCCAGTTTCAGGAGCAGTCACGGCAGCTCGCCGAAACGCGCGGTTATGTGAACGCGCTCGGTCAGCGGCAACAGGGCGATCCCGAGGTTGCGCGCAAGGCGAAGATCGATTCGTTGAGCGACGAGGCTGATCGTCACCTTCAGAACGCCGGGCTCGCGGCAAAGGCCGGCGATCAGGCGAGGGCCAGGGCCGAGATGCGCGCCTATGAGGCGAAGCAGCGCGAAATCTACCGCGTAGAGGACGAGCCGAACCGCGCGGCGGAACTGGATCGCCGTATGGGTGAGTTTCGCTCGCAGCAGCCATTGCAGATGACGCCGCAGTTGATCGCGATGCGAGAGGAGTTCAATTCCAAGTTTCCATGGCTCAAGACGAACCGGAAGGCTCGGGCTGCGGTTGACTTCGAGATCAGTCAGGAGCTTCAAGCCGGGAGACCGTTCACGGTGGAAATGGCCATCGCGAAGGCTGCTGAGGTCGAGAAGGAGTTCAACCTGAAGCGTGCTCCAGGTCCGGCGACGGAGCGTCAGCGTGCCGCGTTCTCCGCTCCCGGTGGCGGCGAGGCAGGCGGTGCTGACGACGGCGACGGGCCGATCACCGTGAAGATGGGGAAGGCCGAGAAGATCATGGCCCACAAGCTGTACCCGCATCTGGATGCCACCGAGGCCGAGAAGAAGTGGGCCAAGGATGTTGGCGCTCCAGAGGCGCGTAGGCAGGCGCGGTCAGGAAGATAGGCTGTTGACTTCTGGCACGTCTTGTGCCACCGTAGTGCTTAGCCGCCGATTTCCTGCGGATCGGGCCGGTTGAAGTAGCAGGGTTCGCCGCCGCGCATGCGGGTCAGGTGGGTTTCGATGTCGCCGCTCACGATTTGGCGCTGTGAGGTCAGGTGTTACCGAGCCACCTGGAGCACCCATGCCTCGCAAGCGAAAGCGAATCGACGCCGCTGACACGAACATTCTCAGCGACCCGCAGTACGATCAAGTTCTGAACGCCGACCCCGGCAAAAAGTACTGGGGCGTCTCCGATGAGGACATGCCGACGGCCCTCGGGCGCGGCTACCGCGTCGTGGAGCGCACGCCGAATGGCGCTCGGCCGGCGAAGTGGTGGGACGGCCAGGCCGATCACGGCGCCGGCTACCGTCTGAACAATCAGCTCACGCTGATGGAGATCGACAAGGACCGGGGCGACGCCATTCAGGCCGCCTCCGAGGAGCGCCACAACCGCGTCATGCGGGCGCAGCGCAAGAAGATCATGGACCCGTCGCAGGATGATTCTCGCTATCTCTCGTACACCCGCGATCCCGGTTATAGAAATCGGTTCGCCGTTTCTCAGTCTGAGGAGGCTCGTTAAGCCATGGCAAACGTCACAATTGGCGGCTTCCGTGCCGTCGGAACCCTGTCGGGAGGTCCGATCCCGACGTCGATTGTTCGACCTGTCGCGAACAACTACGCTACGCAACTCAACGTCGGCGACGCCATTGTCCCGGTCTCGGATGGTACTGTCGCCGCCGCTGCCGCCAATAGTACGATCCTCCTTGGCGTGATTGACGGATGCTCGTTCGTTCCCACGCAGTACCCCGCTGCGAATAAGCGCATCCTGGCGCCTTTCATCCCGGCGTCGCTCACGTTTTCGCCCTCCACTGTCGGCAGTCCGAACGAATCCCTTGTTTCGTTCGTGCCCTGCACGGGCGACGTGATCTTCGAGGTCGACGCCAACGGGACCACTGTCAATACGGTGGCGGGCCGCGTCGGCCTGATCGGCGAGAACTGCAACCTCGTCATCACCGGCACCCCGAGCACCGCAGTCGGAAACTCGTGCATGTTCCTCGACGACTCATCGCACGCGACCTCTGCGGCTCAGTGGCGCATCATCGGGATCCCGGGATACACTCTGGAGAACGGCCTCGATATCACTCAGGCAGGCATGGGTGATCCGACACTCTCGCACTGCAAGTTCCTGGTGGTCTGCAACCAGGGTTGGCTGCCTCCCTACACCACCTCGGGAACCTAAGGAGCGATCATGGCTACTCCAGTCATCAAGACGTCAGATATCCCCTCTACACTCAAGCCGACCCTCGACTTGACGTGGGGAATCGAGCAGAAGAAGAAGAAGTTCTGGAAGGAATGTCTCGGGTTCAAGGTTTCGAACTCGACCGATGCCTTCGAGGACGATCAGGAGTTCGCCGGACTTGGGCCGGCGCCCGCGAAGACTCAGGGCGCGCTGCTCCAGTTCGACACGATCATGCAGGGATTCCCGAAGCGGTACACGCACGTCACGTACGGGCTCCGCTTCACGCTCTCCGAGGAAGCCATCGACGACTGCAAGTACGACGAGGCCATCAACGGGACGAAGAATCTCAGCATCTCGATGGACTTGACCCAGGAGTATGTGATCACTTCGGTGTTCGTCAACTCCTTCTCTAGTTCGTTCGTCGGCGCTGACTCTTTGTCGCTGTGCAATACGGCCCACCTTCTCCCGAAGGGCGGCACGTACTCGAACCAGTTCACGAATGCTCTCTCGCTGTCGGAAACGGCCATCGAGACGGCTCGCGCGAACATGGCGCAGCTCCCCGATTCGAACGGGTACATCGTCAACGGCTACCAGCCGAAGCGGATCGTTGTTCCGCCGCAACTGCTGTACCGCGCGATGCGCATCCTCAAGTCGGAGAAGCAGAACGATACGAACAACAACGCGATCAACGTGCTGAAGGGCATGGGCATCGAGATCGCCGACGAGGCTTCGCCGTACCTCACGAGCACCACGAACTGGTGGCTGGTGTCGGACATCGAGGCTGGTCTGCGGGTCATCTGGCGCAAGAAGCCGATGTTCCGCGAGCACAATACCGAGGACAACTACACGGTCACGTACTCGGCCATCGAGCGGTTCTCCGCTGGCTGGACGAATCCGCGCGACGTGTACGGTTCCAACGCCTAAGGAGAATCGAACATGGGCGTTCAGCGCGTAAATCGCACATCTCGTCAGTACAACCCGATCGCGTATCCGGGATACATCTTGTCGCCGAACGGCGGCCAGGTGTATTACGTTTGCTCCCTCGGTATTCAGGACGACACGACCGCCGACATTGCGTCGATGCTTTTCCCCACTCTTGGCGCGGCTCTCGCAAACTGCCGCGCGAATCGTGGTGACTACATCTACGTGCTGCCGGGACACACCGAGAACGTTCCCACGACGTCTCCCACCTTCGTTGCCGGCGTTACCATCGTCGGCTACGGGAACG